ACATATAACATATGGGTTTACTTATAAAGATAAAGACGGGAAGGTTAAAGCTGGAAGTGTGGTTGCTAGGAATGAGGGCCATGCGGAAGAAATATTAAAGAATCGAAAAGTATACTATAACGACAAGAGTCTCATGGCAAAGAATTTTTTTGATAAGGCCAGAGAGCTTGCAAAAGAAAGTGGTTCTAATAAACCAGATTGGGATACCGCTAAGAAGGCATACAAGAAAGCATATAAGAAATATCTAGGTTAATGGTTGTCGGATCGTAAGGAGGTTTTATATGTCGGAAACTCAAAATAACTCGGTTAGGATTGTACAAGTGGACGGCAAAGACCTGTATCTTACAAACACTATTCTGGATGAAGAGAAGATGGGCTATCGCATTACAAATAAGTATGGAATAGTCAATACGAAGCGGTTTCGTGCGAATCTGGATTACTCGCTTGAGTTGATCCAGCTTCGCAATGTTTACAAGGACGTGTACGGCAAAGACGATTTTTCGTTTCAGATTGGAGATTTTGATTATACCCGTCACGTTTGCTCGGTGACATTCAAGTTCTCTGTCAAGGAGTTTAATCGCCTGTCAAGCGATATATATATTCGCCATGACGTTGATTCTCGCAAGGCAGAATTCAAGGATTGTGTCTGGGTTGAAGGTGGTCGGCTGCTTGGAGTTCAGACTGGACGCAAGGTTAATAAGGCAGTTGACCAGAGTCTGCTTGGCAAGTGGTTCGAGGTTGTTGATGGTGAGTACGTCTGCACCGAGAAGTTCAAGACCACCCTGAATGCCTCTAAGATTCGTGAGTGGGTTTATAAGAATGGGTTTTATATGGACGGTATCAAGTTCATTCGATATAAGCGTTCTGCTGGATCTGCACGGACTGGCAAGTGCCTGTTCATCGATGAGAAGCTATATTCAGCGATTCACAAGTGGGAGATGTGTGGGCTTGAGATTGGCGAAGGTGATGATTGTGATCTTGCTGGTATTGAAAGTTATATTAGCCTGACCGCAAGCAGTATCATTGGAGCAATCAAAATCAAGTCTGAGAACATTCTTCTGGTTGACGACTATGAGAGCGTGTTTAAGGATAGCGTGGTTGCTGTTGGTGCTGGGCCTAACGGTCATCTTGTAGCCGAAGAGAAGGAAGTTGAAATCAGCAATTCGATCTGGGATGGAGAAAGTTTGATTGATAAGAGCCTGATGGGGGAATACTCACCTTACGGGTTTATCTTGCTTCGTAATAGCTTCTTTAAATCAGCTGCATTCAACTGTAATCTTCAGAAGTGGTTTGCAGACAACGGAATCACTGAAGTGAGTCAGTTGAACGGCAAGACTTACGCAAAGCGGATTGAGGATGTCTTGTTTGTCATCACACCCAGTAGCTTGAAGTATCTGAAGTATGGTACGTTTGAAGATTGGCTTCATAATGTTGGCAGCGTGTATGGTGTTGTCAAACACGAGAAGAAGCCGAAGTTCTTGGGTGGCAAAGGCGTGAAGGTCAGCTACCAGCTGATTAATACTCTGGCGATGACCAAGAGTGACGTTGCAGAGTTTCTTGAGCCTTCGCTGAAATATCTTGACCTCATTAAGAGGGACATTGCTGCATTCAGGTATCACATTCATTTTAAAGCTCAGAATGAGGATGATGTGAGTGTTAGGACTCGTAACGACGTGATTTATCGGATTCTGGGCGTGAGTGATGAGTTTACTCGTACAAAGCTGTTTCAGGATTTCAAGAAGGAAACAGTACATGCCTACATTAGCGAGTTGAAGTTGGGTCACATCATTGTGAATGGAAACTATAGCACACTTTGCGGTAATCCTATGGAATTGCTTCAGCATGTGATTGGTCGGTTTGACGGCGAGAGTATGCTTGGCGTTGGACATATTCACACTAAGAGGTTTGAATATGGTAAGCGCTTGCTTGGCTGTCGGTCGCCACACACGTCTAGCGGCAATGTTCTATTGACTATGAATGTGGAAGACAAACAGATCGACAGGTATTTCAATTTCACTACTGAGATTGTGGCGATTAATAGTATTGGAGAAAATATTCTTCAGAGACTTTCAGGCGCGGATTACGACAGTGACACGATGTTAATAACTGATAATGAAACACTGATTCGCTGCGGATCTCGCTACTATAATACTTTTAAAGTGCCGACGATGGTAATGAATCCTCAGAAGCGCAAGAGGAAGTATACGAATTCTGATAAAGCAGATCTGGACATTTATTGTGACTCTGACAGAATTGGTGTGACGGTCAATCTATCTCAGGAAATCAACACGATCATGTGGGATAGAATTAACCGTCATGGTGACTGGAAAGGCGCAATGGAAGCTTATTATGATAATTGCTTGTTGAGCATCCTCAGTATGATTGAGATTGACTCTGCAAAGAAGGAATATCCTCTTGATTGCATGGATGAGCTTCAGCTTGTTCGTGCAAGGTATGATGAACGCGACGAGGATGGCAGGGCCATACGGCCTAATTTCTTTGCTCACGTTGCTAAGAAAAAGGGTTATTATGATCCTAAAAAGAAAAACTACAAAAAGCAGCTGGCTCCTATGGACTTTGTACAAGAGATTGTGAATCTCAAAAAAAGGAATGCTGCTTATGGCAATGCTGGCTGTAAAGAAAAAATGATTACTATTGGACAGCTGTTTAATAGTAATGGGCAAATTCAGAATGCAAGGTCTGGCTATGTTGATCTTGTAATTTCTATGGTGCGAAATATGGATGCTAAAACTAGGATGTTGTATCAGGCCAATAGTGATGTTGCAAGTGGAGTTGAAAAGCGTAGGCTTGCAAGTAATTATTTTAACCATTGTGTTGATGGTATAAAAACAATGGGTTTGAATAATGCTACAATGCGCGAGTTGCTTGCGGCTATGGATAATCCAGAGAACTCTGACATCAAAAGAAAACTATGGAGTGTCATCTTTGGGTCATTGGGCAGAGAGTTTTCGAGCTTACTTATAGAGAGTAAGAAACCCACCTATACAATTGAAGAGTGTGCAAACGGGGAACAAGGTGATACAAATGTGTTTTGGCTCTCTTTTCGTCATGTTCGTGTTGCATAATTAGTTATGTAAATTACATGTAAAATTAGTTTATTATATGGATAGGCATATTTAACTGCCTATCCAATTTATTAAAAGAGAGGGATTAAAAGAACTATGATTGCGATTACAAAGGAACAGGCAATTGAAGTAAGAAAATACTTGCGAAATGAGAAGATTACAATTTGCAACAGGCAGGGGCCATCTAGGAAAAAAAGCTATTATGTTGCCGCTACATATCCTGTCATGAAATTGCTAGAAGATATGGATAAACATAAAAAGATAATCCATTGCGAATGAGGTAAAATGATGGGCAAGTTTATAGATATTAGTGGAATGAAATTTAATAGATTGCTTGTGATTGAAAGAGTTGAGGATATTATTTCTTCAGACGGTCACAAGAGGCCGTGTTGGAAGTGTTTGTGTGATTGTGGAAATTACAAGTGTGTTGAAGGTTCTAATTTGCGGAATGGGTATATAAAGAGTTGCGGATGTCTTTTAAAAGAGAATAAGGGCAATCCAAATATTAAATATTCTACAAAGAATAAAAAGCATGGTGATTCTACGCGCAATAATCATACAAGGTTGTATTGTGTGTGGCAAGCAATGAAATCAAGGTGTTATAATCCCAACAACAAAAGATATGACAAGTATGGTGGACGAGGAATAATTGTTTGTGATGAATGGTTACATGACTACAAGGCGTTTAAGAAATGGTCATATGAAAATGGTTATAACGATCAGACTGACGGGTTGCATTGTAGTATAGATCGAATAGATAATGATAAAGGATACTCATCAAATAATTGTAGATGGGTAACTATGTTTGTACAAGCAAACAACACAAGACGCAATCATATAATAGAATATAATGGTGAGTCACATACTCTTGCTGAGTGGTCGAGAATAGTCGGTATAGATTATAAAGTATTGAGTAGTAGAATTAATAGATATAATTGGCCCATAGAAAAAGCGCTTAAAACGCCAGTTAAAAATAAGGAGTAAACAAATGAACAAAGAAAACAATCAAGTATTAGTTGAAATCCCAGATATTGCAAAGGATATACTCCCAGAACCAGAGAATGTAAACTTCTACAAACTTTATAAAGAGCGTATTATCTATGTAATGGGGGAGATTGATTCTTGGCTCCTTGAAATTAGTAAGATGATTCAGATTGCCAATATTGAGGATACTGGTAAGCCAGTAGAAGAGCGTCGCCCGATTAAGATTTTTATTTTCTCTCAAGGCGGCGAAGATCAGGCGACGTGGAATTTTGTTGATTTTGTTGCTGCAAGCAAGACACCCGTGTGGACTGTTAATGCAGGAATGTGTATGTCAAATGGTCTTTCTCTTCTTGTGGCTGGTCATAAGCGTTTTGCATTAAAACATTCTTCTGGAATGTATCATAGCGGCTCGGCGGGACTTCAAGGTACAAAAGAACAGGTTGATGCCGCTACTAAGTATATTGCATCTCAGGATAAAATGTATGAGAAGTGGTTTATGGATCATTGCAAAATTGATCAGAAGCTGTTTAATCGCAAGAGAAAGATGGACTGGTATCTGACTGCTGAAGAGATGCTTGAATATGGAATGATTGACAAGATCATTGAAACTTTAGATGAAGTAATTTAAGTTTACTAATGATTGGTGGTGATGGCATTTATGCCACGAAAGTCAACCAGTCGTGGGACTGAAATAAAGCAAGAGAAGATAGATCCTCCACAGACTTTGAAGGATCATCCTTTCTTTGGATTAAAACTAGACGAGGAGCAAGAGGCTTTTCGGGATGCTATTTGGAGTCCTGATTACGATATAGTTTTTGTGAATGCCAAGTCTGGAAGCGGCAAAACAACTATTGCTGTGTCCAGTGCTATGCTTTTATGTGAATATGGAAGGTACAGTGGAATTGTATACACTGTTGCAGCTGGCGTTCATGAATTTAAACAAGGGCTGTTACCCGGTAGCCTTGAAGAGAAGTCTGCTCCTTTGTTTGCACCTCTGTCTCAGGCTGTTTCAAGAATTGGTTATGACCCACAAAGGGTCATTGTAAATGATTCTAATTTGCTTGGACAGAAAGATGGGTCTGCATTAATTGTAGCTCAAACAGACTCATACATTAGGGGTATATCTGTAGGAGAGGTAGATTCTCCCGTGGTGTATATTTTAGATGAAGCCCAGAACTTTGATTATCTCGGGATTAAGACCGCGCTAACAAGAACTAATACTGGGTCGAAAGTTATAGTAATTGGTCATGACAAGCAGTGCGATCTAAAATACCCACAAGATAGTGGATTTGTCAGGATGATGAATCACTTTGCAGTTAAAGAAAGGTGTAAGATTTGTACTTTATCTAAAAACTATCGCGGGTGGATTTCTGCTTGGGCAGATGAATTATAATTAGTTTTTCGCTTCGCCACTCGAAGGCTTGCGTTCCTACGCAGGGTATTTATGTAGGGTGGCGAGGCGATTTTTTATGTCTAAAATAAAAGGAGAAAAACAATATGAAGAAAGTAATTAATATGAGTTTTGAAAATTGTCGTGTTGATGGAGACAACCTTTGGGAAGAACCCTCAAAGGAAGAACCTATGCAGCACAGCATAAAGAGTATTTTTGCTATGCTAGATGGAGAAGAGGGCCTTACCATTACTATCAAGAAGTCTACAAGGCAAGGTGAGATTCGTGAAGAATCTAAGTAGGCGCGAGATAAAGCAACAAAACGGTTCGAAGTATGTCACACTTAGGCAGCTAGTGAAGAAGTTCTATGTAAGTAGATTTAATCGTGATAATATGCACGACCCGGCTGAAGGGGAAGATATTAATAACTCTAGGAAATATAGAATTTATAACATGTGTGACGTGCAAGAATTATTGGAAACATTCATAAGTTATTGTGAGTGGGCGGTAAACGAGGAAAACATATCAAGAATTAATTTATCTACAAATTTGATTCTGATTAGAGAATCAGTTGATCCAAAGTTAAAGTATGTTACAGCACTTGATTCAATGTATACACGTAAAGGTTGCGAGAAGGGGCAATATTATATAACTGATGGACGATATGATTGGACTTTGTGTGTTAAAGGTGAACCTCTAACTAAAATGAAAGAGCTTTGGATGAAAGATCCAACGTTTATTAAAAAGAAAGAAGAACTAAAACCTATAATGGAGGAGAGAAACAAAAATGCAAAATCAAAACATACAGACTAATCCACCTATAGATTGTACTTCTCGTTGGCACGGAGAAAGCTGGGACGAGTATTTCATTAGACTTTGTGAAAATAAGAATTACTATGGATTGACCTTTGAGCAGATTGCTGTTCTATTAAATGCAGAGAATGGAAAGAGCTATGGCGAAAGTGCATACAGGAAGAAGTTTAAGGACTTCAACAGGGGACGAATATATGAAAGAGAACATAGCTCCGAATACGTTGCTCAAAGGGTATTGGTTATAAGTGATTTGCACGTTCCGTATCATTATCCAGTAAATGTGTTCAAGGCGTATGCTGGAAATGTAGACGTACTGGTTCTTAATGGGGATATTATGGATTGTCAGAGCATTAGCTTTTTCCCCAAAAAGTATCGTATTAATTTGGTTCAAGAGATGGTTCTGGCAAGGCAATATATTATTGATCTTATTGGACTGATTTCTCCAAGGAAAGTAATTATTACCAAGGGCAATCATGAACATAGAATGATTCGATATCTGTCAGACAAGTTAAATGAGGATTTGATGAATCTCATGCCTGATTCTCCAATGGATTTAATTATTAATGATGGATTCAAAGATAATGATAGATTTAAGCGGACAGAGACATATTATCCTCCGCTTAGAGAAGTATTTGAAGATCAGAATATAAATATATATTACAACGGCGATTGGTATTGCAGGGTTGGTAATGTGATTTTTGCTCACCCGTTGTCATACTCTTCGTCAATGATGAAGACTACTGAAAAGGCAGTTACATTTTTTACTCGTACAGAGAATCGGACGTTTACGGCAATTGTTATGGCTCATACTCATAAGGTTGGATTTTACAAGGTTGGAGATATTAAGATGTATGAGCAGGGGTGTTGCTGTAAGCTTGATATGTTAGATTACGCAGACGGGAAGCTTCAAGACCCTCAACAGAATGGGTACATGTATTTGGCGCTCGATAAAGATGGAAACATTATTGAAGATAAGACAAAGCTAATTACTACAATTTAGAATTGAAAATATATATTCAAAAGAAGGGAGGTAGTATATGGCGAAGTCATTAAAGAAACCAACTGCTCCAAAGAAATTAGTTAAGCCAAAGCCATTGCCTCCACCAGAGCGTCCTGAAGATAGTGTTACTGAAGATCAGATAGATCTACGCGACCCTAATTATGAGTTAAAGCACAACGCAGAGCTAAAGAAAGATGATAATGGTAATCGCGGTACAAGGCATGTTATAACATGCGTTTGTTGTGGGAAACCAAAGTATGAGGATTATTTCTTTAGCAACAAGCATTCTTATGTGTTCACGGGGATTTGGAATAGAATCCCTGTGTGCAAGGATTGCTTAGATATGTTGTACAGAAAGTATTCACTTCAATATGAGCCTTTGTCTGCCGTAGCTGCAATAGCTGCTATTATGGATTTACCATATGAAGAGCCATTTGCAAGAACATGTATTGAAGATGGCAAGATGAAAATTGGCAATTATGCCAGAGGACAAAACTTGCATCAAATGCGAGGCAAGACATATATTGACTCAATTGAGAATGGTGAATTCTTTGATACCAGAGATAAACTTCAAGCAGCTGTCGAGAGGTCATGGGAACCTCAAGACAGGAAGAACAAGAAATTTGTAATTGGCAAGTTTGGGTATGACCCATTTGAATCATTTGGATTTGAGGATGGTGATTACAGGTCTGCTTTTAATATCACTGCTAAATATCTTGAAGATGATAGTATTCTTCAGGATGCCCACAAGATGCAATCTCTGGTTACAATGATAGCAACTATTATTCAAAGCAATAAGATTGAAACGCTTTTAACTTATCAATATAAGAATATAAGACCAGATACAAATGAGATTAAAACTTTGACGGCTACAAAGAAAGATTTGCAAGCAACAATATCTAAGCTGGCAGAGGACAATAATATTTCTTCGAAATATCAAAAGGAAAATAAATCTGCTCAGAGCCATTTAACTGCCAAAATGAAAGAGATGGCGAACAACGAGTATTGGGAGGCAAAGCCGAATATGTTTGATGTTCGCACGAGTGCTGCCATGCGTCAAGTTGCAGATCTATCACATCAATCCATTTTGGAGCAATTAGAACTTACAGATTCTGATTATGCCCAGATGGTCAAAGAACAGAGAGAGATGATTAAAACTCTTCAAGAGAAGTGTGATCGGTTAGAAGAAGAAAATAGAAACTTGACCAATAGAATGATCGCAGAGACTTTGGAGGAAGGTAAGTAGTGGATTATTTCTTTCCTCCAACTAAAGTTGAATTGGCACAAAGGCAGATAAATGAGTATGAGTTGTATACTAAGATCATACAAGAAGGTAGACGTAATCCAATTTGGTTTACTGAAGAAATGCTGGGAGTAAAATTATTTGACTCACAGAAACTAATTTTTATGAATTCATGGCAAGCTAGATTCGTTGTTTGGTTGATGAGCCGTGGATTTGGTAAGACATCCATTGCAAATATTTATGATGCCACAAGGTTGATGTTGATCCCCAACTATAAGATATTTGTTTCTTGTAACTCTGCAAGTCAGTCTGCTGACTTTTTCAGAAGTCTTGAGGACATATTTAGACACATCAATCCCACATTTAAATCTGTGACAGATGTGTTCTTAGGAGAACTTGTCGTGTCACCTACAAATAAAAGCGGGTTCTCTCACGACATGACAAGAGGTAATAATTTCACTTTATGGAATGATTCTGAGTTAAGAACATTGAGTACAAACCTTGAGGCAATACGTGGTAAGCGTGGATCTGTACAGGCCGATGAATCGCTGGGTATGACAAGAGAAAGGGCAAAGGTTGTAGACTTTTATGCGACTACCGATCAGGACTTCTCTTTGTCTGTTGATAAAGTGCAATGGAAACAACCTCCAGCTTTCCCATTACAATTGATGTACACAAGCTCTGCTGGAGATTTAGATACAGACTTGTATGACAAATACAGCCTGTATTCAAAGAGAATGATAATGGGGGATAGGGATTATTATGTTGCAGACTTCAATATTAATACTGTACTGTATCATAGTTCTGTGGACGGAGTGCCAACTAAATCCCACATTACGGAAGAGCTTGTCAAAAAGTCATTTGAAGAAGATCCTGAAAAAGCTGAACAAGAACTCTTAAACAAGTTCAGACGTGGCGGTGGTAAAAATGCTGTTGTGTCTCCTGACACGATGCTTGCTTGCAGTCAACAGTATAGACCTATAATGCATGGTGATGGGAAACAAAAATTTATATTCTGTTATGACCCGGCTCGTGCATACGATAATTCAATATTGAGTATATGGCAAGTGATCGAGGATGAGCAATATGGCTTGATGGTAAAGCTTGCCAATGTTATATCTATGGTGGATCAGGAAAACCCAAAGAAAACACCGCTTCGTATGCCAGAACAAATTGCGATTATACGAAAAGCGTTGATAGATTACAACGGAGATTCGGCGCAAGAATACGAGAATATTATATCATTCTATATTGATGCTGGCGCTGGCGGTGGCGGTGTGTCTGCTGTTGCGGACAATCTTATGTCCGACTGGGAAGATGAGAGTGGTAATATCCACAAGGGTGTTATTGACCCACAGCACCCGCAGTATTTAACAGCCAGAAGTAAATATGAGAACGCTGTGCCACTTGTAAAGTTGGTTGAGCCTAGACAGTATAAGAAAATTATCTATGATGCGCTTCAGAAAATGATGGGCGCACATTTAATGACTTTCCCAAATTATGATGGAAAAGATTATATACTTATGGCTAACCCAGATCAGAAAAAGAAAAACAAAGATGAAGAAGATGAGGTAATTAGAGTTGATCTGGATACTCAGGAGCAAGTTGCGCTTGCACAAGCAGAGTTGATGAAGATTGAAATTCTTTATATGGAGCGCATTGATTCTGGCAGTGGCAATGTCATGTTTGAATTGATTCCTGAGAAGAGAGGTAAAATGCACGATGACCGTGCATATACTGCTGCTCTCGCTGGTTATGCGCTGTCTTGTATGCGGAGATCAAATATTATTACAATTGAGGACAATTCTGATTTTGAGTTTCATAGCTTTGTTACAGCAATCGAATAAGAAGGGAGGTGGGAACATTGGCTCGAAAGAAAAAGAATAATGACGAGAGTTTTGAAATTGTAAGTGGAGTAGAAGACACGATTGTTGTTACCGCAAGTGAATTAAACGAGAATTTGGTTCAAAATAGAGTTGAACAGGCTGTAAGGGCATATTTTGCTGGAAATGATCGTTATGCAAGTGTGTTTGAGCCAGACACTTCTGTTTCTTCGGTAACGATTGCTAGATTGGATGAATTGGCTAGGAATCCTCAAAACGATATTGGCAAGACAAGAGAAATAGCCAGTATTGTCGATATGTATATTATTAAGAATTACTTGATCGGCTTAGTAGATACAGTTATTAGATCAAATTTAAATACAAATTATAAAGTGTCGTATAACCAAGTCCCATCTGAAAAAGGTCGGAATAATAAAAAGAAACTTGAAAGAGCTAAAGCTATTGTTGAAGACATGCTTGACAAAATAGATGTAAAAAAGCTTATTAGAATTTCTATCCCGGCTACTTTTGACCATGGCAATTTTTTCTTTTATATGGATTATGCACGCAATAAAGAGAAGTATACAATTCACATATTCCCGTTATCGGTTGCTAGGATTGCGCCGTATCGCATTGATGGAGAGCCTGTATTAATGATTGATATGACAGAGTTAAAGAATAGGCTTGAACACAATCTGCCAAAGCGAAAAGGCGGCAAGGCATATTTCTTTCAGAAATACGAGGAAGAGCTTACCAAGGCATATCCAAAGGAAATTGTAGAAGCCTTTAGACGCAAAGACCAATATGCAATTCTTGATTATCGTCGTGCTGGTGTTATGAGGGCTGGTGAAGATGCCGATGGTGCATCGTTATATGGAGTAAGTCAGATTTTTAGGGCGCTAAGAGATGTATTGATTCTCGATAAATTTGCGGCTGTTGATGACAACGCAAGCAATGTGAAGGCAAAGAATATTCTTGTTCAGTTGCTAAGAAAAGATATTCTTGGCCCCGGTGGCGACAGGAAGGGTATGAATGAAATTGCTTTTGCTCATGGAGAATTGTGCAGGGCAGTAAAAAATAAGATTTGTGTTTATACGGCAAGTCCAGCTGTTGAAGATGTTAAATGGATAGAGCCAAAGAGTAATCTAATTGATAGAGAAAATGTTACTCTTTATGAGAATAGAGTGCTTACTACACTTGGAATAGGATTCTTATCTTCAGGAAGCATCGGAAGTACAATTTCTGCAAATATATCTTTGAAACAATTAATGCGTCAGATTAATTATATTAGCCAGCAATTTGAACATATTCTTGAGAAGTTTGCACAGGTAGCTTTAAAAGAACATAGTATTGATGCAGAGTATACTCCACGAATTACTGTTATTGATAGTGAGCAGCTTGAGGCTGATATGAGAATTGATCTAGCAAAGACACTTTATGCTGATCTTGGCGTGTCTCGCCAGACTGTATTTGAGACTCTGAATCTTGATATTGTTGATGAGACAGAGCGCAGACAGTCTGAGAATGAGAAGGGCCTGAATGATGTATTCTATCCATATATGACTGCATATACGAATAACGGAGATAACACAGAAGAAAATGATGGTGGCGATGGTCGCCCAGCCGATAAAGAATCAAATAATGAAAACAAACAAGCAAATGACAAGCAAAGGAATGAGGTAAAGAAGAATGAATCAAATTGAAATGGCAGTAGTTCCTGAGAAGGAATATAAGGTTGTAAGCGATGCTTCTATTGCTCGTAAGCTTTTAAAGGATGGGTATCGCATTGTGGATATTAAGCCAAAGGTTGGCACTCCAAGGGCAACTGTTTTTGTTTTTGCTATTGAAGGAGATTTTTTAAACACAATGGGTCGCTATATTCAAGAGCGTAAGGAAAAGTTTGAGAATAAGGAATAGGCAAATATACTGGCATTACTATGGAAAGGAGGCGAGAAATGACTGATGAAGGATGCAAATAAAGATTTTCTATTTGCTTCAAAGGTTGTAGAACTGGCTGAAGAGAAAGATTATTTGACATTAAAAAATCGTGTTTTCTTTTTTAATAGTCCAAACCTAAATAGTGTTCAGATTAATTATGACGACAGTTCTCTTGAACAGTGTAAGTCTTTGATTAATTGTCCATTGCTGGCGAAATATATTAAGCGGAATGGTCAGGATGATCTTGGTGGACATGAAGTAAGTGTGAACAATGGTCAGGTTGAGTTTAATACTGCGGCTATTGGTACAATTACTGACATTGAAATTGTGGAAGAAGATGTCGAGACAGTAGATGGAAGCGTTCAAAAGCTACCCTGTCTTTATGCAACAGAAGTTGTATGGTCAAGGTTTAAGAATGCAACAAATGCAATTCGCAGACTATATAACGCTGGGCAGCTGCACAATTCTTGGGAATTAAAGAGTGGGGAGTATTCATATTCTAACGGCATTAAGACTATTAAGAGTTATACGTTCATTGGAAATTGTTTGCTTGGAACAGAAAGCTATCCAGCTTATGGGGTTTCGGCTCGTGTACTTGACATGTCTGCCGAGAATTCTGAACAGTATGAATATCTCGCCGCTGAATCATTTAGTGAAGCACTGGCGTTAGACTTGGAGTCTGCGGCAGCTTCAAATATAAATCAGTTGGATGACACCAACAGAAAGGAGGGTCTATCTATGGATATGAATGAGATCACCGTTGATACTTCTGAGGAGGAGGTCAAGGAAGAAACTGTCGAGGTCGTTGAGGCCGAAGAAACAGTAGAGACTGAAACCAATGAAGATACTAACAGTGAAGTTGCCGAAGTGTCTGAGGACGATCCTGTAGAAGAGTCTACGACTGAAGATGGAGTAGAATCAGCGGAGTCTGAAAACACTGAAAGTAGCTCTATGAAGACTGTCAATGACATTCGTAAGATGGTCAGGGTAGCTCTAAACGAGGAGAATACCGAAGATTATATGGACGTAGCCTATCTTTTCCCAGAAGAGAAGATTGTGCTAGTACAGTCTTGGCGAATGAATGAATTAGATTATATTCAATATTCTTATCGTGTTGATGGCGACAAGGTTATCCTTGAAAACAAGAAGAATGTTGAAATGACAGTTTCTCCACTGCGCATTAATTCTGAAATTGAATCTAAGAATAGTGCGATTGCTGAAGCGAATCAGCGCATTGTAGAGCTTGAGAATCAGAATGCTGAACTACAAAAGGCAAAGGAAGAACTGGATAAGATTCAGGCAGAACACGCCGAAGCTGAACGTGCTGAAGCTGTGAATAAGCTGCGCGAATATGTAGTAAAGTCTGGTCGTTTTACCGATGAAGAAATTGCCAGCGAGAATATTCAAAAGGCAATCAATGAGCTAAACGAGACTTGGCTGAAAGCTGAGATCGCTGATCGCCTAGTCGCCAGTCTGGCAGATGACAAGTCTAAGAAGGTTGAAACTTCGGAGACAAAGCAAGTAGACAGCACACTGTCTATTGTGCTAAGTGAAGAAGAAGCATCCGTAACTGCTGACGCTGTTATGAATGCCTTTTTTAATTAAGTAATATCTATTCTAATTATGTAAAGGAGTGTATGAGAAATGTTTGCAATCGTTCAATACAACGAACTAAAGCCCCGTGCAATTAGCACTGCAAGTGAAGCCCTAACCAATGGTGCTGCTGTTGCTTATGATGCTGCAACCCGTAATCTGTCTAAGGCTACTGGTGCGTCCCACTATGTTGTCACTAATGCTAAGAATTATGATGGCATTAACGCTGTTATGGAGCCTACCGATGCCGAGCATGAGACTATTGCGTCTGGTGATCTGTGCATCCGTGTGCCTCTACAACTAGGTGATATTTTTGCTACCACTGAAGTTACTACCACTAATCTGTCTGCTGGCGATGCCGTTATTCCCTCTGCTGGTAAGTATGTTAAGGATACTGCTGGGACTAGCAGCACCAGCGGCCTAGTGTATCTTGGCGCTTATGAGAATCCTTGGAACCTCAATATGTATATGATTGAGTGTGTCGGCTAATTTTTTGTCCAAGAGTTAGATTATATTAATTATTATTGAATGGAGGAATGAAATATGACCCTTGAACTATCTACTAAGATGAAGGAGAATGGCTTTATTGTCGATTGGGCAGAGCGTGTTCAATATGGCCTAGAACTGGATAACGACCATCGTGAAACTTCTGAAGTCCTAGATGAGTGGGCTAAGAAGATTGGCGAGAAGGGCGTTGACAAGGATAATGAGATCGCAGAGCTAATTCGTCGCACTGTGACCAATGATGTTATTTCTACCCCTGATGAACTGGTTTCTATGTTGTTTGACGAGAATAGCATTGGTGAGTTTGATGACACTTATGGTGAGATTGAACCCAAGAATACCATTAAGGTATATGAGTCTATTAAGGGCGGCAACGTTGATGCGTCTTACATTGACTTCACCCGTATGCAGCCTGAGTGGACTGAACTGCAAGCTGAAACCTTTATCCCTTATGTTGATCTGCGTCGTGGCGGCTATAAGACTGTTGCTACTCTAGTCAACTACATCCGTGAAGCTTTTGTTCAGAAGCGTTGGTCTGTCCTTTTCAATAAGGCTGCTGCTATCCCAACTGCTGCTCCCCAGCTAATCTCTGAGTCTACTGCTGCTCCTACTGCTACTTCTGCTGATGCTCTGGCTCTGTATCTGATGGATATTGCCGAGTCTGGCGAGAATCCTGTTATTCTTGCTCAGAACAAGTATGTCATGGCTATGTCTAAGCTACCCGCTGCTATTTATAATCAGTCTAACGAGGCCAAGGAAGCTTGGAGGCGTTATGGCTCCATCGGCTACTATGCTGGTCAGGAAATGCGTGGCTTCTCTGGTGTTCGCAAGATGGCTGATGGTCAGCTTGTTATTCCCAATCAGGTTGTACTTGGTATTGCTGGCAAGGTTGGCTCTGCTATTACTCGTGGCGAGACTCGTGTATATGAGAGCATGGATAACAACGCCGAGCATGTTCATATCAAGGCTAATGGCTTCTCCTTTGGCACTATGATTACCAAGCCTGAGAAGATTGCTAAGATCGTGATGGCTCAGTAATAATATAAAACAAATATATAAACAAAAAAAGAAAGTGAGAAAAATAAATGAGCATTAGGAATAAGAATGACATTCGAGTTTATAGTGAACTCCCTTTTCAAATTAATCTTGTCGGTCAGCATCGTGAGTATGTTTTCCCAGCGTGTATTGACGGTGAACCTTCTATGAACTTTGTGGATTGGTCTGATATTGAATATGCTCATTCTCGTGGTAATCTCTTCTCAAACGGTCTATTAATTTTTGATGAGTCCGAGCGAGAAGAGATTTACCAAGAGTTGAGGATTAAAGATTGGAAGAAGAAGGTTTGGTTTGATAAGGACATTGTTGATGCAATTGAAAACCCAACTCTTGACAAGATGCAGAGGATTATTGATATTAAGGATCTACAGACCTTTGAACGAATTCGCGGTAAGGTTGTGTATTATACTAATAATAATATGAATATTTCTCAAAAGGTTGTTAGCATTGTAAATGCTCGTTATCGTGAGCTTACTTCTGGTATAACTGGATCAAAGATTGCACTTAGGCCAGTTGACGTTGAACAGAGTGTATCTGCTGATGAAGTTGCAGATCTCAAGCGACAACTTGCGCATATGCAAAAGCTTATGGAGCAGATGGCGGCAAGTAAGGAACAGGGCAATAAGTCAGAAGATACTGTTGCCAAAGAAGAAGAGAAACCAGTTGTAACTCGGAGGCAAGGCCGTAGAAGCACCGTTAAAAAGTAATGCTTGAAGGAGTGTTGCCCTATGGAAAATGTTACAGCGTTTTCAGAGGTGATACAAGCTTTTTATCACTATATTGAAAATGATGTTGATTTCTTCAGGTACTTTGAATTGACCGAAGAAGAAAGCATGGAAGTGGCAGGGCAACGCGCAGAGGTGTTGCTGAAAGAAGCCACTTCTTATTTATGCAGGAAGCTTGTTGTTGAAAATGTATTTTCAAATATAATTGAAGTACAAGAAGAAGTACAAGATGAAGAACAAGATGAGCCAACGTCTTATATGGCGTTTGCTGATAAGCTAACTGATGCAGAGATCAATATACTTGTGAAGACTATGTTCTTGATGTATCTGTATCGTGATTTAACGATGTTGAGAACATTTCATGGTGTAATGACTTCAAGTGACTTAAATATGTATTCTCCAGCTAATGAGCGCAAAACGTTTGTTGAAATGGTAGAGAAGTATGAGGCAGAACTGAAGGTTGAAATATCGGAATATCAAATGAGAGATCGTTTGACGGGTCAGTTCGTGCAGATATGTGAGTAGGTGATGCCAATGGCAAGTTTTACTCCGTATCAGCTTGGTAGGATTATATCACGTTCAAATGGCGTGAATACCATGAAGGAATATCAAATTAGAGATATAAAGGACAGAATTACAAGAGACTTTAGAAAGTCGATTGATGCAGAAGACGTTACAATTAATGGTGAACCACATCTTGTTTTAATTACAAGAGACAAAGGCGACGAGCAAATTAAAAAAATTAAATCTCTTCCTGATGACAGATTTGATCTTGGAGACATCGTTACTTGGAATGGTGTAAACTATATTATTTATAAGATGGATGCCGACAGACGGATACAGTCTAAAGGGAGAATGTATGAGTGCAATATCAAAATGCGTTGGAAGAATTCAAATGGGGAAATAATTGAACGTGTTGGTAAGGCAGAGGACGCTACAAAATATGGAGAAGGTACTGAAGGTTCTTTCAGGCTAAGAATTGGTGAGTTTCAGTTGAAGGTTCTCTTGAGGCTTGACGAAGAAACAATTCTTATAAAGCGTGATGATCGTTTTATGATTGATGCTGATGATTTTTATGATGTAATGCTTGACAACGATATTATGCCAAATGTATATAAGGTAAGTCGTAGGAATGTTACTACTGGCACTTTTCCTCAAGATGGAAGTCAGCATGGGTACATTGAAATTACTCTTATAGAGGATCAATTTGTTGCTGGTATTGATGATGTTGATAATAAATTGAGTCCAAGAGTCAGTGAAATCGTAAAGCCTGAAACAGATCAGGGCGATGAAGGGGGATGGTTGTAATGGCAAATTTGGAAGAATTTACTACCTACAAACAAACCCTAATGGAAGCAATTTGTACTTCAAAGCCTGTTGTTGATCTTCTGCGTCTTGATACAGACGATCCTAATATAACAGGAAGGGATATGAGATACGTCAGAATATTCCCATATAATTATGTTCCCTTGACGACTGAACACGCAACCCCATATGTTTGTTTTTCTGTAACTGCTCCGTATGTAAAAGACGACTTGATTACAGAGTTGCAGCTAACTGTGTTTGTGTTTACCCATCAGGATATTATGCGCACAGACAAAGGTATGCGAACTGATTTGTTAATATCTGAAATTGATAAGCTAATAAATGGAAGCACTAAATATGGATTTGGGAAGGTGAGCTTAAAAACAGTTGACATTCTTCAAGTGCCATGTAGAGGGTATTCTGGATTGTATTCTGTATATTCAGTGAAAGACTTTAATAAAACCATTTGTAAATGAGTGGCTTTGGAGTTGATACCCTAGCGCTTCTTTCTGGCAAATCAATAAAAATAACAGATAGAATAACATATGTTCAGCCAACACTACAAGATGTAATCAAGTTTGGCGAGAGAGAGTATTATCATATTTTATCTAACCTTACGGCAATCCCAAGTGATATGAAGTCGATATTATGGGATGCTGGAATTGATTGGATGGAATTTGATGACATGCAATTGTTTCAGGCTCTTTCGAGCCAGATGCCTATGGAGAAAACAGAAATATTTTTTCCAAATGTAGATTTCACTCAATTTGTTATGATAAAACAAGAGACTGGGGATTTAATTATGTTTAATAAGCCCCAGAATATTATTATAGACAAGTATGTGTTTGCTAAAATGCAAGACTGCTTGTGTAAGTCCCATGGTATAAAAAAGAAAGTTGAAAAGGCTGGTAATAAGTACACTAAACAGATTTTAATTGATGAGGATAGACAGAAAAGAGAGCTAAATAAGGATAAAGAGTTTAAGTCGAATCTTTATGGATTAGTATCTGCAATGGTGAATTATTCAGGCTTTAAATATGGATATAAAGATGTATGGGATTTAAGCATGTTTCAGTTCATGGATGCTGTTCAAAGGGCAAGACTGATTGATTCAACTAATCACTTATTGAATGGTGTTTATGCTGGAACTATAGACACAAAAAAGATAAGAAATGAAAAATTTAACTGGATGAGAGAAATTCACGAAGATGATTAGAAAATACATTCGTGAAGTTTCTTAATAATTATTAAAGGAGGAATACCATTATGGCGATGAATATTTCTAACCTAGTAATCGACCGCATTCTCCGTGGGGTAATGTTCTCGACCACTACTCGTGAAGCCCTGTGGAATGTTTCTCAGATTGCAAGCTTTAGCATCAGCATTACATCTGACTCTCAGGATGCTGTTGACGCAACTGATACACCCATTATGACTTTCTATCGTGCGAAGCAGTGTGAGGTTACTGCCGAGAACGCACTATGGGATCTGGGTCTATTTGCTGCACAGGGTGGCAATCAACTAGACGCTTCTACTGCGACTAACAAGTATGATGTGCCAATCTTTGATGAGATCACTCTTGAGTCTGCAACTTCTGCAACTCTAACTCATACTCCCAAGCTGCCCACTGGTGAGACTTATGCCGTTCCTTATATCTATGTGTTGAATGGTGACGGTACTCTGGGCAAGAAGCTTGAGTGTGGCTCTGCTACTGCTACTGGCGTATTTACCCAGTCTGGTACTACCCTAACCTTTGCTTCTGGTGATCTGGCTGTTGGTGACACCATTATTGCTTTCTATGAGTATGAGGCCAATGGCACTACTGGTACTCAGGCCCTGCGTATGAAGAACTCTGCCAAGGATTTCCCCAAGGCTGGTAAGTTTGTCATGGAAGTTCTATGCTGCGATCCCTGTGATAAGTCTACTCTGTATTATGCTTATCTGATTCTGCCCTCTGCTACTCTGGCTCCAGACGTTGATCTGGACTTCGCTACTGATGCACGTCACAGCTTCACACTGAGGGCACAGCAGGATTATTGCGACAAGGAGAAGTTACTCTACAGTTTGTGTGTCCCGGAGGCAGTATAAAATATTATAATACTATAAAGTAAACTAATAGTATCCTGAAGAGTAAATCTTCAGGATACTTCTTTAATTGGAGGTCAAACTTTGTACGGAGAAAATGATAGTGAATACATTTATTCTGTTTACATGCATGTATTCCCAAACGACAAAGTATATATCGGCATAACATCGATGGAACCTGAAAAGCGTTGGCTGAAAGATGGATATGGTTATAAAAATCAAACAAGAGTGTATAGGGCTATTAAAAAATATGGTTGGAATAATATTGAACATATTATTGTCGCTCAAAACGTAAATATAGAAACTGCTAAGAACATGGAAGTTGATTTAATAGCATTGTATAATTCTACTAATAAAAAGCATGGATATAATTCTGATCTTGGTGGTAACTTACACTCAAAAGAAACTAGAGAGAAAATTTCAAAGGCCCGTATGGGGCAACATCCCACTGAAGAGGCCAGAAATAAGATGTCCGAATCCCGCAAGGGGAAGCCGAAGTCTGAAGAACACAAGCGCAAGATTGGAGAGTCCAATAGAGGAAAAATTCTTTCCGACGAAACAAAAGAAAAGATTCGTCAAAAGGCGACTGGAAGACATCAAGATACAGTCAATGATCCTCGTAACATGCCAGTTTTTCAATATGACATGTCTACAAAACAGCTTGTCGGCGTATATCTATCAATTAGTAAAGCGTCTCGTGACACTGGGTTGTCGAAGAATCATATTAGTGAATGTGCCAAAGATAAACGCCGCCAAGAGGGTGGTTGTATCTGGGTTTATGAAAATATGATGACAGACGAATATGTTCAAAACAGACTAGAAAAGGCAAAATTTCATGGCATGTATAAACCAGTAGTAGTTTACTCCAATGGCGATTTAGATTCTCCAATGTATTTTGCATCAACTGCTAAAGCAGCCGAGTATTTGAATATTAATAAGTCAACCATAAAAATGTATCTTAATAATAATTTGAGTGGCTACTATATTCAAAGAATTTCTGTAGATGAATATTTGAATAATATCTAATTTCACTGTTGGCAGTGCGCAAGCCAACAGTGTGGCACAACAAAACAACACACTACAAATTAAATAAAATAAATAAGAGAGGAAGTGATCCTTATTAATCGTAAAGATCTTCCTGAAGCAAATACTACATGCAAGACATGTGGTCGTAGGTATAGACTATGTAAGAGGTGTCTTAAACTCAGGTCAATGGGCCTTGAGTCTTGGCGAGAGTATTGTGATTGCGTTGAATGCTATCAAGTCTATACTGTATTAAGCAAGGATATAAAGGACATTACTAAAGAAGAATTTGATTATATCATGGCGATTGAACTCCCCGAAGGACAAGAATATACCGAAGAAATCAAGAATAAATTCTCAGAAGTAAAAAAGTATTTTGACACAAAGAACAACAGCCGAATTATTACTAAGACAGATGATGGTGTAAACAAGGGGCACGAAGAAAACAAGTCTGTTGAACCCAGAAAATTTGAATATGGCTTTGGTAAAAAGAAGAATAATAATGTGAAGTGATATTAATTTAATAAAAGGGCCATTTCACATATTATGTGGAATGGCCTATTTTTTTATGGAGGGAAAATATGAGTTTTGTAATTGTGAATCAAGGCGATAAGCCGAATAGCCCATTGCTGGCTGAATTTATGATTGATTCTCAGTCTGATCTCCAGTCTCTTCCTACGGATGTGCCTCCCGGCAGTATAGCGGCGACTGCTGACCTAATGACTGTATATCGCTTAAATATAAGCGGTGAATGGGTAAAGGTTGGTGGGGAATAATGGATGTTGTTACCTATGCAGCACTTTTGGGACTAATTAAAAGTATCCCAAAGGGAGAAGATGGAGACTCTGTAACTGGAGTTGATTTTACAATAGATGAAAATGGAAATTTAAAATATAAGGTAGAAATAGAATAGAGGTGATTATTCAATGGCAGAATGGAAAACTGCTGGAAAAGTTAGGATGACTCCAAAGGGGGTTCATGATTCTACCATTGCATATAATATATTAGACCTCGTAAGTAATGAAGATCATACAATGTATTATATAGCAAAGCAAGATGTACCAGCTAATACGCTATTGACAAATACTGATTACTGGGACGTTGTGATGGATGTTGATGAAAATGTATACACCAAATCCGAACTCGATTTCAAGCTTCCCTTTGGCGTTGAAAGCATAACTGTTGGTGATACCATTCTCGATAACGTCACGCTTTCGATGCAAAAAGACGGGGACGAAGACTGGTATATTTCGAATAATATTTCCGGGCTGACAACTACAAACTTCAAGAAAGACAACTATTACATTTTGGAAATCGACGGAGTTAGCAAGCTCTGTCGTGGTGAATATTTGCCGAGTGGATATCCCGACTTTAATAACTGGCATGATTGTACTGTTGTCGGAGATCTTGGGCTTATTGGAAAGCGATGCGCAACCCCAGAAGAAATTGCGGCTTTGCCTGAAGGAACTGTTGTTCACGGCGGTTATTATGCGACATTTGATAATCGTTTCCCTGAGTTTAAATTTGATGATTATTGTATTGCTAGACGGTTTAAAAATGACAACAATTTTAATCTGTATACAAGTGATACCTCTGCTACGCATACCGTTACTTTAAAAGCGGCTACGGTTGTTTTTACTCAAGTTCCAAGTTATTTATCTGGGATGAACGGGGTTGCGCGTTATACAAATGATAATGGTATGGCTAATACGTCTCTCGGAAACGCTGGTTTACAGCCATCAAATAAAGATACGGTATACGCAGAGGGCATAAGAAATTATGTTTCACAACAAGCTACGCACGCCGAAGGCGTATTGAACGTTGCTAGTGGCTTTTATGCACACGCTGAGGGCAGCCAAAACGTTGCTAGTGGCGGTGTTGCGCACGCTGAGGGCAGACAGAACGTTGCCAGTGGATTAACTTCGCATGTGGGCGGAATGCTCAACAACGATACTGGAAACTTCCAGACGGTGATAGGTGTTTCGGCTAACCCTAGTAACGATTCTACTGATAAGATCATTGACAAGGATAACTATTATCAATCTGGATGCAAGAAACATGTATTAGTAGTCGGAAATGGTTCCATGGATTACGACCATACCAATAAAATGTATTTTGCCTCCTCCCGTTCCAACGCCCATACTCTGGACTGGCATGGCAACGCCGAGTATGCTGGCGATGTAAAGGCGAATGCGTGCGGCGGGCAGAACCCGGTTAGTTTGGTTGAAGTAAGTAATGATGTAACTGATTTAAAGAGCGCTTTCAGCGATAATTTGAGCCTTCTAAACTATGCTACTAAATCTTTTAGCATAGCGAACGGTACATCTCACAACTATAACAAAGATGTATGCTCAATAGGTGCAAAATCTGGCGAAAAAATTCAGGTAACCGTAAATACATCGAGTGGCGTTGGTGTTTCATGTCAAATTTTTGCAAAAAAATCGGACAACACATTTCAGAAACTTTCAAATGCGACAACAGACACAGATGTTAGTTATACATTAACATACGACATTGTTGGTATAGGCGTTTATTTTGGAACGCAAGGGAGTGCGCTTTCTGTTTCTGTAATTGTTAATAAAGATGGATCGTTCTTGTATCTTCCTGACGACATTGCAGACATGAAAGATTTTGCATCGAAAATGTCTTTAAAAACAGGCTATACTGCGTCAACGTCTTTTTCGGTCAATTCTGGCTCAACACATTCATCTAATAACGACGTTCTTAAAGTATTAGTGCCTGCAAATGGCTCTTTTGATATTGCAACGAATTTGTCGCCCACTGACGCAACAAGAACAGCGGAATACAAAGCGTTTTATTCGAACGGGACAAGCGCAACAATTCTGTCAGGGAATACGGAGCATAGCTATAGAATCACAACCACATCTGAAATGATCGGCATAGGTGTATTTATCAACGCAGTATCAGAAAATACGGTTGCCACTGTGTCGTTTAACTATGCGGGAGAGGATTTACAGTCAAAACTCACAGATGCCAATGCAGGCGCAGATAATTTTAAGTGGTATGCGGCATTTGTGAATGGTGGCCTGTCAAGCGGGTCTATACAGACGGCAAACAAGAACAGAGTGGCGACTCCGAATATTTTGTCGTTCGATCGTGATATTATAGTTACTCCCAAAAGTGGTTTTAAGTTTGGAATCCACACCTTTGTCGGTGGTGTTTTTTCTGCTGACAGTGGTTGGCAAACAGTACCATATGCTATTTCTGCCAATACGACATTCAAGATTGTCATTGCGAGAGTTACGGAAGATTCGAATGAAATAGCAGACATTGAAACATTTACGGGTTCTGTATTGTTCGATACACCGATTGGTCATAGGGTCACATTGTTGGAAGATGCTGTAAGCGCCACGCCTGCTTACTATTATGAAGGCGAAATAATAGACGTAAAAAAGCACGGATACAACGTATCTTCATTGTATGCCGTACCAACCAAACCATCAGATACAGATTATCAGCAGGGATTTGCTGTTTTTGACGGGGTACTTTTTCAGTTATACGCAAACGATTATGTGATTCTTGCTAATTTCTCAGATGGCTCAATCATCGCAACACTGCCGATCACATCAAGTCATGGTGATACCATTGATTTTTCGAATGAGTATTATGATCCTGATGATGAATTTCCGCTTGCATATATTACGGCAGACACTACGCCGGCTGTTGTGTATGTAGTCAGAATAACGAGATCAGCGACCACGCTTATTCGTACCATTTATTTTGCAGATACTGCAAAAACGGGATATTATGCAGGGCATTGTTTAGATGCAGATACAAATATCCTGTACACGGTTGGATATGCTGCGAACAGTTACAGTGATGCAACAGGGAACAAAATGATCGTGTCTGTCTGGGATTGTAATAACCTTACAGATAATGGAGATGACACATATACGCCTGCGTTTATCAGGTCGTTCTATCTCCCGTTTTTGACCACAATACAAGGACAAAGATTCTTCAACAATCGCCTTTGGCTGTTGTCAAGCGCAACAAGCAACGTCTCGACAATAATATATGGCGTTGCTCCCGAACTTGAAAAGATCGTTACAACACTGTCAAGTTTTCCGAGTCAAATCAAAAACGTCGAATGCGAGGGAATTGAGTTTGTTCTCGATAATGACAGATACGATTTAATTATATCGAACTACTCATACTATAAGATCACGTTCAATGTTTAAGCTGACAAGGACACTTTAAATCAAGATATTGAGAAAGAATAGAACAAAAATGTTATACGATATAGCATAAATAAATATGAACATGTAACCATATACGCCACCAAAGCATATAAAAATTGTTAATTTTTATATTTTACAAGAACTGTTTATAGAGATTCTTGTTGTATAGAATAAGATAATATATAATATATGTGGAGGTGGCAAAATGGCAATCGAAGATAAAATTACGTTGCTTAGAAGGGTAGAACAACAATTGTCGAGTGAAATTTCAGTATCAGATATGCATAAGGTACTAGCTGCTTTTTCTGACCAACTTGCTTCGTTTGATGTAGAAAACATAGAACTCGAAAGTCAAAAGAACGATGATTTATTTGATGCTTACGTGAATGCCATGAGGATACAAGGCAGGAGTGAAAAGACAATTTCAAGGTATTCGTATCTGATAAAAAGAATGGTTGACGATATTAAAGTGCCGACGCGAGAGATTACTGTTTATCATTTGAGACGATATTTATCGAGCGAAAAAGAAAGAGGATTGTCAGATAGGACGCTCGAAGGAATGCGACAAGTGTTTTCTGCATATTTCAATTGGCTTCAGAGAGAAGGTCTAATAACAACCAATCCAGTTGCAAATCTTGGAGCTATAAAGTACCAGAAAAAGATCAAAGAGGTGTACACAGACATTGATCTTGAAAGAATGAAGTTTGGTTGTAAATCATTAAGAGATAGGGCAATCGTGGCTTTTTTAAACTCAACTGGGTGTAGAATATCTGAAATGACTCAGTTAAATAGAAGCGATATTGATATAAATAATCTTGAATGTACTGTGAACGGCAAGGGGAATAAGCAGAGGACTGTGTATCTCGATCAAGTTACTGGAATGCTTATTAGTGAATATTTGAAAACCAGAAAAGATATTCTTCCTGCTTTGTTTGTCGGCAAAGGGACTGAAAGAATTTCTCCGCAGGGAGTTAGGTCTATGCTAAAAAATTTGTCGGAATACACATTGGTTAAACACGTTCATCCTCATAAGTTTCGTAGAACACTTGCAACTAATCTTATAAGGCATGGAATGCCAATTCAAGAAGTTGCAGCAATACTTGGACATGACAAACTAGACACGACTATGCAATATGTTGTATTGGATAAAAACGACATAAAGCATTCATATCGGAAATATGCGTGACTGTATTTAAGATTGTAAGACTGCTGCATATAAACTGCAACAGTCTTACTTATTAAAGTAGGAGTTATAATGAGACAGATTTCAAAAATAACTGGTAAGTCATATGTGCCAGAGGATACATGCATAATTGTAAATCCTGTACAAGTAGCGGCGTATCTTGAGAATAATGCGCCGCTACTTGATGTTTATGTAGGGAGAGATAGGAAATTATGCTTTGTGTTCCCAAGGGATGAGAACACAAGATCACTCTTTGATAAGTGGGTAAAACACGAACTATAAAAGAATGTGAAGGGAGATTATTATGGACATTAATGAAATTAAGGTTGTAAAGAAGAATATTGAATTTATGGATCTTATTAACTTGGTTAATTTTATTGTAAATAACTCTTTTTCTGAAGATAGTGGAGAATATCATGAGTATCTAAGGGACACTTACGAGACACTTGGGATTCTGGTTTCATTTACGAATTATCAGATCGAAGATCAAGACATGAAGCTCAGTGATCTAATGAATGAGTTGTTTGAAATCAGGACAAATGACAAGTGGGAAAATGAAATTCTTCCTGAGCTAGATGAAATTTACTATTATATTGACGAGTATGTTCAAAGTGAGATTCACAATCGAATGAGGCCGCTAGCTAATTTTGATACCGTATTGAATAGCGCAAATCGTGTAATGAAGCAGTTTAGTGATATTGCTGGAGCGATAGATCTAAATGCGTTGGCTCAGTTTGATTATAGCAAGCTTGTGGCTGCTGTAAATGCTATTAATATGGATAATGAAGATAATAATGAAAGCAATGCTGAAGCAAAGAACGTCGTTCCTTTTAAGCCTTCGGCTGGTGATAATTAAAGAAGACATAGAAAAATAATCAGGGGAGGTGAAGGGATGAGTGACAACTGAAAGACAAGCAGTTAAGACGCTTGCTGATGCTATTGCAAAAGCTACGAGGGTAATGATTGAAGAAAACAATAAGCGATATGTCAACAATCAGATTAAGAATTTCTCTGGTGGCGGTGGTACTGCATCTGGTAGTGGCGGTGGAGGTGGTGGTGGGCCAATCCCTGCCTCCCAAGTTACTGGACTATATAATACTGTCGCTGGCTATATTATCAATGCCAAGACAAATGCTGATGGTGGAGATCCTATTGCTGGCAGAATTCTAACTACACTAAATGGTATAGCCGACGTACAGGTTGGAAGAGCGACAATAAACTCTGCACAGATCAGCGATTTAAAAGCTGGTGTGGCAAATATTATTCACCTTACAACTCAATCAGCAACAATTGAAGATGCTACAATAAGACAGTTAAAAGCAGACATATCTAATGTTGGCTTGGCAAATATAGGAACAGCTGATATTGGATTTGCACAAGTGAAAGACCTTGTTGCAGGAACAGCAATTATTAGAGAAGGTGCTGCAAGTAAATTATATATTGACAGGCTTGCCGTAACGGATGCAAATATTATGTCGCTTACTGCTGGCGAGATTATGTTGAAAGACTCTAACGACAATTTTGTCAGGTTGGTTGTCGATGGAACTACTGGCGAGATTATAACTGAGACGGTAACTTTTGACGGCGACGATGTATTAAATTCAAACAGCTTAAATGCAAACAAGATAATTGAACATTCAATCACCGCCAGAGAGTTAAATGTTGAGTCAATTTTTGCAGACAGTGCCCTGATTGGAGCAATTACAGCAGACAATATTGATGTCACTACTCTATTTGCAAATAGCGCATTTTTGCAGGGCATATATACCAACACAATTCAAGCGGCAAATGCTGGCACAGACATTGACATTAGTCAGAATTCATCTGTAACACTATTGACAAACAAGATTGGTTTGGTTGTGCAGGATAGCTCTACATCTGCGTCTATTTCATTAACACCCGGAATGGTACAGGCTGTTGGTGATATAGTAGATGTAAAAGCAGATACTATTGATCTGTCTGCAAATCAATCAATAGATATAAAAGTAAAAAATGAAATAGAAGAATCTGTATTCTATAAATACAAGTTAGACCTATTATCTACTGACGATAGATTTACAGAAAATATTACTTCAATAACTCTTAGCCCTCGTGTGTACAAAGGAAGTAGTGAAATTACTAATAGTACAAGCGCATCTTCTTTCGCTTGGAAGAGGATTAGCGCTGATACTACTGGGGATCTACTATGGAATGGTAGTCACAGTGGTGTGAAAACAATAACTATACAGCCTAGTGATGTGCCAAACAACGCAATATTTCAATGTGGATATACAATAGATGGCGTTGTCATGGCTTTCTCATCAAGAGAGATTGTTGATACTACTGAGGGTCAAGTTTTAAATGTATTTATTGAGAATAATAAGCCAAACATACAGTTGCATGATGTTGACAACTCAATGTATGCACCCGATTGGTCAACAAGTAATCTAATATTGACTCCTAGGGTATTCCTGAATAACGCGATTGTTGAAAATACAGCTTCAACTTTGACGTTGACATGGAAGCGATTGGTCAATGGATCAGAAACAGAATTGGTATCAGGTGAGTCTGTAGATAATAGTAACAGGCTTGTTGTAAATCAAAATATATTGGGAAATGAACCTAGTAGTCAAGTAACATATGTTGTACGTGCTATATGTGTTGTACATAATGATAACGAAGATAGTGTTGTATCAACATCATCAGAGATAACTATTTCACTTAAACAATTATCTGGTGAAGATGAGAGTATTTCATTGCAGACATTTGCACCAAGTGGGAATATTTTTATTGGAAACACTGCAACATTATCTATTCAGGCGAGTATCTATAGCGGAGCAAGCCCTATATCAACTGGAATGACTTATCAGTGGCAGAGATATAATTCTGGTAGTTGGGCAGACATTTATGGTGCTACTTCTAGTGTTTATGGCGTACCAAAGAGCAGTGTTGTGGGTTCTGAATTATTTAGGTGTGTTGCAACTTATTCTGGAGAAACATATTATAGTACAATCGCATTATATGATTCAACAGACGAATATCAAGCTGCAATTAGTTCGTCTGCTGGGAGTATACTACAGAATTCATCTTCAAGTACAACACTTAAATGTATGATTTTTAATGAAGGCGAAGAGATAGACTCATCTGGATCATTATATACTTGTTGGTGGTATAAACTAGACAAGGATGGAGAACCAGAGGATTGGGCTAATGGAGATTTTCGCAAGGCTGGTAAAACTGTTGTTGTAGATGCGAATGAGATAGTAGAAAAGGCAACATTCATATGTGAAGTCATTGACCAGACGGTTGATCCAAGTGAAGGGTTAATCACAAGGACGAGTTATACAGTCGTTGATGTTAGTGATGTTGTTCAATCTGATACTGCTCCTGTGCCTCCAATTGAAGACATGCATTGGCTTGACACAAGTGTTACTCCTAATGAAATGAAAAGATGGAACGGCGAAGCTTGGATTGGAATAAATGAAATTGGCAACTCTGCTCTGGACATGAGATTAACTAATATAGAAGCTGATATTTCAATTCAAGAAGGAGAAATTGCGCTACGTGCCACAAAGACTGAAGTCAATGAGTTGTCTACTTCAGTAAGCACACAAATCGCTGAAATAGATACAAAGTATGATGAAATCGCATTGACTGTAGCCGATAAATCTACAAACTACAGACAAGAGACTCAACCTGAAGATGCTCAAATAGGGGACATATGGGTTATCCCAAGTACAGGTAAACAGTATCAAGCTGTAGAAAATAGTACAACTGGTGATGTTGACTGGGTTGAAGTAGTAAGTCAAGACTTTACTCAACTTGTTTTGACAGTAAATGGAATTAGTTCAACAGTCACAAATTTGAGTGGGGATGTAACTAGAATTGATACTCAAGCTGGCAAAATTGATTGGATAATCGCTAGTGGCACATCCGCAGCGAATATGCAACTTACAAGTGATGCGCTAAGTGCAATAGCCAATAATATCAATCTTCATGGCAACAATACTGTTTACATTTCTTCTGAAAATCAGATTGATGTAGTAGCTAGGCGTAATATGGATTTATCTGCGAATGAAACGATAAAAATATATTCTGGCGATCAAATTACGGCTGAAGCTGCTTCAGAAATTGACTTGACTTCAAATGATACTATTCGTCTACAGAGTGAGGCAATTGAACTAATAAGTACAAGAGTAAGTGAAGCTGAATCGGATATAGATGATGTAAACAATAGTATTGTGGCAATAGTTGAGGTTACAGACAATGTAAGTAACTGGTTTACGTTTGGGCAGGACGGATTGGTTATACAGAAAACTAATTCTAAATGGTCAACAAGAATAAGTGATAATGGGTATTATATTGACAATGAAGATGTAGGACACGTTGAAGCATTCTATAAAGAAGAAGCTCATTTTCGCAGTATAAAAGTAACTAAGAAAGCTGGTCAGCAAAACACAGATATTCGTGTACGTCCAACTGCTACTGGTGGCTGGGTTTGGTCTGACTAAAAAAAAGGAGGAGTCATATGGCGACTTATACATTAACAACGCTACCACAAGGGATACGTTCATTACAATTTACTGTCACCCCTGATAACCAGCTGATTGAAATTGGAGACACGATTAATATACAAGCAATTGTCGTATTTCAAGCAGCGAAAAAATCTGGTGATTTTTATCAAATTATACCCGGTATGAGAGTAAATGGGTATAAAGATACAATCTATGCACAATCCCAACCAATAGAATACCCACGTTATAATTTTTCTGTTTTGGGAACGCAAGGCGTTTATACTTTAAAAGGTAATTCTTTCAGCACAACAATTAATTCTACAATAACCGTTACGGAAAGAATTTTAGCTGGGTTAAAAGAAAATTCTGGTAGTATATTTGTTGGATTTTCACTTGCTGGAGCGTACAATGGTATAGGAGTGATTTTAGGCGTTGGGGCTACTACAGGATTAACTATTTCTTCAACTGGATACACAATGCCAAGTCTAAACGCTTCAACATATTCGGACGAAGGCAACAACGACCCTTTAACAACTGTTGGGTATTTTGTTCAAAATAATAGTTCTCCAATATTAAACATAGCTCAATCAGATATTAGTATAGATTCTCGGTTTGGCTCAATTGCGAATGGCAAGCTGACAGTTAAAAACCAAGACAATACAGTCTTGTATGATAATACATTTAGTTTTTCATCAACTGGTGCAAGTGTGCATATTGGTTCTGCGCCTAAGTCTGGTACAGTAACATGGGAATTGTGGATGGAAAATCAATATGGTATTGGCGGTAGCGCTACAGGTAGCTATACAGTATTGCCGTATTCAAATCCACAGCTATCATTTGCTGTAGCAAGGTATTCAGAGGTACTTGATGATCAGGGGCATGTTTCATATGAGGAAAGTGATGACGGCGAAGATGTGTGGGTGAATGCCCAAGTCGATGTGTCATCTTTGAATAATTCAAATGCTTGGACACTTGAGTTGTCATATGCGCCGAATGATAATGGCGGCGTATTGCCAATAACATTAGTTTCAGAGTCTGATGGTGGATCGTTTAGTTATCCAAGTGATCCAGATGAACCGGGTGATAGATCACTCATCACACTTCAATTTAGTTCGACTAACGATTATACTTTTATCGCCACATTGACAGATCAATTTAATAATACAGAAGTAACCACTTATATCTATAAGGCTGGTGGTTATTTTAATGTAGAGAAATTTGGTGTAAGAGTTGGAGGTAGAACTACTGGTACTGGTCAGAACCCTAAATTTGAAAGTGATTACCCTGCTTATATGTATGCTGGCATTGCTGGTGTAAACAACTATCCTACAGTTGCATCTGGCACACTTGCTTCTGCTGAAGAACTGACTGGTGGTCACTGGATTGATGGGAAGCCGTTGTACCGAAGAATATATCATATCACTTCTGTCAATTCAAGTAATGCTGCTGATGTTGATATTAGCGATTTAGATTATGACTTCATCAAGTGGGAAGGGTATTTTAATATTACTTATAATACAGACACCACAGAACAATGGTTAGACACTTACAATTGGAGTGGCAATAATGACAGGGCGCGTGTATATATTTATGGTACAACATTGAGACTACGCCTTGGTGGCTACTTACATTTATCAAGTAAAGGCGCATGGATTATTTTAGAATACACTAAAAATACGATAACTTAATGAGGAGGTGTGAGAATGCCTACAGCTGAAGAAAAACGTTTGGCGGTAAGGAATAAGTATCGCACAATTATTGGTAGGAATTATTATAGTCAAGCAAGGCGTAATTATTGCTATGTAAAATATAAGAATGGAAAGTATTATAGCGACTGTTCCTCTTCTATAAGTCATACATACAAGCAAGCTGGATATAGCTTTGGAATTTTAAACACGGTTGGCATGTGGACAAGTAAGAAATTGACAGATGTGCCTGTTGTTATCAAGAATGGAATTATTCAGAATCCTGAAGTGTTGCGCATTGGTGATATGCTTCTATTTGCTGGCACTGATACTGGTAGGAGTAAGTATGGGTATGTAGGCCATGTTGAAATGGTAGGAGAGATCAGTGGTAAGAAGGTAACTCTATATGGTCATGGATCTGGTCGTCCCAAGAAGCATGAGATGAATGCGTATTGCAAGTCTCGTCAATCTAAGAAAACAAAGACGAAGCATGGCAATAAGGGTTTAATCCGTGTTCGTAGGTTTATTCAAGACGACAATGCAGATCAGAAGAAGAAGCAAGAAGAAGTAATTGCAAATGCTGGACATGTTTTGATTACGGGCGACACAGTAAACATTAGAACTGGATGTGGCACTCAGTATTTAATTCTGGATGTAGCTAAAAAGAATCAGACTTACGAGTATATGAAAAAGACTTCAGAAAGTGGATGGCATCTTATCAACTATAAGGGGAACATGGCATGGGTCAGTGGACTTTATAGTAAATTAATTGAATAAGGGGTGATCCCAAGTGGAGTTGGGGAGATTGGATGAGATAGCAAAGATACTGTCGTTGTTTAGTGCAATGGCAGTATCTTTGACCGCTATAATTGGTCTTTTGTCTTTAGTGTTTAAGCCGATCAGGAAAGCAATTGTGTTTGTATATAAGAAAGTAACTGGTGGGCGGGACAAGAATAAAGAGATTCTGGACAAGATTGATGGTGTTTCTAAGAAAGTCGATCAGGTAAGAGAAGAACTGACAGAGAAGATTCAGATCGTTTCAAAGAGCAACGACAAAAATGAAATGAAACGACTTCGCTGGGAAATTCTTGACTTTGCAAATTCTTGTAAGAATGGTCGTAGGCATACTCAGGATGAATTCAAGCATATAATTGAAATTCACGATGATTATGAAACACTGTTGGAATCAACAGGGGAGAAGAATGGATTCTTGGATGCTGAGTTTGATTATATTCTTGAAATATACGCAGAGAGACAAAAGAAGAATGATTTTCTATAAGAGGTGATATAAATGACTTGGAATCAAGTGCTAATGTATATTTTTGAAACTGTGTTCAAGCTGCTAGTTGTTGCTGTGATCCCTTATCTTGCAAACATGGTTCGTGTCAACCTAAAGAATGATCTGCAAGTCAAGTACCTTGATAGGTTTGAGCAGCTTGTAAAGGATACTGTTACACAGGTTCAGCAGACCTATGTGGAAAACATGAAGGCTGAAGATCTGTTTGATAAGAAGGCACAGGCCGAAGCGTTTGATATGGTAAAGGCGACCGTACTGAGCCTGATGAATTCTCGTATGATGGAAATTGTAATGGAAGCCGTTGGTGACTTCGATGAGTATATTAGGAATATTATCGAGGCACAGGTATATGAGCTAAAGCAAAATGCACATCTTCCTGTAACAGAGGCAGACGCAGAATAAAAATGTGAATTTGATTGATAGGGCGATGCCATTTTGGTGTCGCCCTATTTTTTTCGGGGAAGGTGAGGGAAGTGGTTTTTAAAGATTTGAATTCATTAGAGCAATATATAAAAAATGCAGTAAATGATACTCTCAATAATGATGTGGCAAGTGAAGTTGGGGCTGATTTTATGGAAAATGCAATCGCAGATGTCTATGAAGCATATAATCCACATTATTATGAAAGATCATATAGTTTAGTAAACTCAAATACATATGTAGTATCTAATGATGGTGATATGGAAATTAGTATTACTGTTAATCATCCACATGGTGAATTAATTGAGTACGGTCATGGTGTTGGAGGTTATTACGAGTATCCATTTAATAGTGATGATACTGCGTGGAAGTTTTTACGTCCAAGACCGTTTTATAGACATACCGTAGAAGCTTTAAAAGATGGACGTTTTAAGGATCTTGTGAGAGATGGCTTAAATAGTCATGGCCTAAATGTGAAATAGTTTATTTGTGTATGGTAGCTAGATACACAGATCAATTGTTTCATTTTGAATGTGAAGTATATAAGGTGGTGAGACAATGGCAGATGACCTAAAAGTTAGTCTTGGTGTAGAGCTTGATGGCAGTTATGATGATGTAAAAAAGAAAATAGATGATTTAAAGAATGGAAACGGAAAAGATAATAAAATACAAATACAGGTTGATACCAAACAGGCTGACGCACAGATTAAATCATTTAAAAATAGCATACAAGGTAAGACCCCAGCAAAAATAATTATAGACGTAAATAAATCTGTATCAAATGCGAATATTACTGCTTTTAGAAATAGCTTATTAAGTAAGTTTACATCGAACCCAGTTCGAATGATTATTGACGTAAATAAAAGTCAGTCAAATGCAAATTTAAAAGCTTACTTAGATGGAATAAAAAATCAGTTACAAAATATCCCAATTACGTTGACACCGGGGACAGGTAATGGAAACGGTAGCGGAAATAAAGGAGGAGGTGGAAACACACCAGCTCCAAGTGTGCCAAATAATATACCCACTCAGCCTGTACCAAAGAATCTTCCTGCTTCTAAGGGTGGTTTTGTTGGAACTTCAAAGCTAATTGAGCGTGGATCCGTTGATGAATGGGGCGCATTTATAAAAACAGGAGAGGTCGAGAAAACAAATTTAGCTCTTGGTGAAACAGTAACCATATATAGAGAGCTAAACGAAGAGACGCAAGAATTTGATGAAACAAGCCGACAATATGAAACAAACTATGAAGCCCAAGCAAAGGCTGCTGAAAAGGCAGCAGAAGAAAGAAAGAAGCAATGGACAGATCAACTAAAGTATAATTCTAAGCAATTAGAATTAGAACAGAAGTGGAAAGACGAAAGAGAAAAAATTTTATCAGAACAAAACACGAAAGTCGCTGATCTTGAATCAAGGGCTTTTAATCAGGCAACGCCGTTAACTGGTGAGTTTGAAACTAAGGTTAGAGATGCCATTACTCCTTGGACAGATGCAATTAATGCCTTACAGTCAGGCACTGGTAAAGTTACATCCGACATGGAGAATAAATTAAAATCTTTAGAGGCAACCGCTAACAGAGTATTTAAAGAACAACGTCAAGCACAGCATGGTGGAAGTGATCTTACTCCTGATGACATTTCTATGAGAGTTATTAATGCTGGTGCTGATTTAGATGTTCAAGTGCAAAAACTTCAGCAAATGGGGATGTACTCTACAGAAGTTAAAACAGCATTTGACGGGCTGAAAGATTCATTAAGTAGGGTGCAAGATGTAAAAGGATTTAATGAATGGAAAGACGCTTGGCAGCAAATAAATAATGAAGTAAAATTATATCAAGAAGAAATTAAAACAGCGAATAAAGCAGAAAATTTCAAGTTAGATACAAAAATAATAGAAAATCAGCTTGAGAATTTAAGGACTAAATACGAAGAAATAATATCTAATAATCCTTCAAAACAAAATTCAGAAATAGAAGATAAATTTAGGAAT